CCTCATTTTTAATTATCATCTCTGCTAATTGTACCCTGATACCAGAGGTTAACAGATTACGATAGTTCTTACTACCTAACGCACTAATCACATACTCGTCACTTGCTACTTGCAACCATAAATGTTGTGTTAGCTTAAGCGACGCAGAGTTTATCCACTCTTCTTGTATATTTTGTGCTGTTGTGTCATTGATAGGTCTCTTGTTAGGAGATATTATATCCAACCCATCTTTGATCTCTTTTGTTAATCTTTCACGACCTACAACATTATTAATACTATGAATATCCCCACCTATAGTAAGATCTCTCATAGAGATTAATAATAAAGCTAGGTGTTTAAAACCCATACCCCATAGATAAGCAAAACCTATAGCCATAAGATTCATAATACAATTACGTGTAACGTATTGTAAACCTCTAGGATCAATAACAGATTTAAATAATATACCCAGTAACTCTACCTGAATATCTGCAATATTTCCATTATTAAAAGCCTTAACGAATTGCTCACCATCTCGTAGTGCATCATCATCAAGAACATCGTGAATCTTAGTAGGAAGTTGTTTCATAATGATGTCTATAGATTCTAATGCCCAGCACAGTTCTTCTTCAGCTCCTGAAGACAAGGCAACTGGAACACGTATTAACTCTAGAAACGATTCAACATCATCAGCGCCATCATTACCAAACTTTCTATCACGAATTGTCTTACTCATATCATCTCTACCGTTTAACTCTCCATTGACATAATTAAACACCTTGGTGATTAAGTTATCAGTATGATCATCATTAATAATAGATGCTATTGTTAAACGTTGTAAAACAACAATAGAAAGTAGATAGACAGGTATCTCTTTACGGGATATCTGATTCTCTATGATACTAATATCTATTGTCTCTTCCTTATTAGAAGGATTCTCAACAGACTTTGTAACAAGACCAAGTAATTTCTCCATAGGGGGTGTGTTAAAAATCCTATGAGTTTTTATAAATTCAAATAGGACATATTCAAGATGGTTATTACGAATATCAGAATTCTTTACCAATCCATATTCGGCTATTGGTAAAAATACCACTTTAACAATAAGTGCTAGTGATGCTAATTCGAGATAGTCATCTTTTAAGTATGTTTGAATACGTGTAGCCTGTTTGTCCTGTTCCAATTGAACATCAAACGTATCTTTTAAATTGCTAGGAGGAGAGAGTTTAAAAATACTCTTAACAAAATTAAAGACATCTAATAGATCAAATAGATCAAGAACGTTATGAGCCATATGTAATGGTAACGGATGTAATCCGTTAACGAACATACTTTTCTTAGCCGTATGATAAGACTCTGAAAGTGTGGTGTAAAGATCGCTCTTAAAACCATCACCTTTATAATCGACATATGCGTTTACTAGCGCATAAACAGTATGCTCATCAATCGAGTTTTTAGTCTTCTTAGAAATAACACCACTTATAACAAATGATAGAACTTCATTAGTACCATAACTCACATTAACGATTATATCACCTTTTGCGTTGAGAGTGTCTAATGCGAACACGTGTGCTCCCCTTTTTTCTGGTGTGATACAGTTATTACCTTGCAATCGTAATAGCCCGTATAAATGAATAATATGTTGTTGAAAAAAAATGAAAGTAGGAGGTGTTAGAGTTATCTAACACCTATATGAGATTGTCTAAATCAATTCCCTCTGTAATCTCTATAGTAGGTTTAACAGGGGCTGGTTTTGGAGCGGGTTGTTCAACTGGTTTAATAACCGGTGTTTGTTTTTGTCGACCTTGTGGTGGGTCTAATTTGATTTCTCTAACATGCTCATTTTTAACATGCTCGGCCATAAGCTTTTCAATAACTGAGATATAACTTAGGGCATACTCTTTGTTAATAACACGTATATCTTTAACAAGATTACCCTCTTCGTCATAATGATTGAAAAAAGGTCTTGGGCGTATCTCAAATGTTAATTGTGACTTATCGGTAGCGTGGACATAAATAAAGATCTTACCATGGTCATCTTTAAAAACACCGACAGTTGCTTGAACATATTTTTCATTGGTGCGCTCATTATTAGCATCATAGCGATAGTTTAAACAATCTATCTTACATTCTGCTTTACCATCACTGATAATGACTTTACGGATCTTTTTGAAGAAACTAAAGAAAGTTACAAAATCAAAAGGAGCTGTTATGATCGCTTCATAACCGATTCTACCGTCTTCTCCTTTTTTGTTAGTTGTATAAACAGTGATTCTTGGGAATCCTTCTCTAATAGACCACTCCAATCTACCAAAGTCATCTTCTCCTACAGAGGTTGTCAAACCAAACTTCATAAACTTAATGAGCGATACTGTTTTCTTATCGGGTACGGTGATATTATCAGCCATTATAAATCCTTTCGTTTTTTATTATATAACATTATAGCTCATAGACTAATAAACTTTTTTATACCCTATGATCAAATTATACAGTTCTAATGAATTTTTCTTAAAATCATGAATAATTTTATCATGAGTTGTTCGGGTTGTCCAATGCTCTTTCTCAGCTATAGCTAATAAAAGATATCTTAAAGATAATGTCACTGGATAGATAAGATTACCTTCTCCTAGTATATACAGTAACTCTTCCATAAATGGTAGTAAATACATAGGCTTAGAACCTAACTTGTGATACTTAGTATACCATTCTGATCGTTCTTTTAACTTACCGGTATGTGACTCCATTAATGCCAAATTACCAACTTTGTTTAATAGATCTGTTGGATAGTTTGTTGTTATCAACGTTTTCTTATCAAACTTAGGAAGTGTAAAGGTATCTCTTATCAATGTTAGATCTTTAGAAAATGTAACTTTCTTAAACAATGCTAACATGGTACCATATAACTGATAATCTTTTGTTTGCGTGTACTCTTTACCATTGTTAAGGGCTTGACACACTTTGGTGTAATCGGGTAAGAAAAACACAATATCACATTTTGTAGTTGCGTAAAGTGATTCTAATACAAACATCTCGTCAAATAGAATATCTAAAAAATAGTGATCTTTTAAGAGATCATTTTTTTCTTTACTCGGAGTTGCGGATAGTATGTTTCTAGCCAATGTATATATGTTATAAACATGATACCCGTAGTCATCAAGCTTAATCTTTTTAGGAATCTCTCTCTTATCATCGTACCTCGCTTGTGTAGGATTAAAGAGTGACTCTAACATTAATCCAGTACCAATAGATACTGGAAACGAACTCATTGTTCTATCAGTAAGTACTATTCTAATGGACATAGTTTACCACCTAAAGTCTAAATAATCATCTTCTTTCATTATATCTTCCAAATTCTTGCGATACTCGGCATAGGCTTTTATATATAAAATCAAACCTGCTATGCCACCTACAGTGCATAACGTTAAAATAATATAGGTCATGAACATACTGCTACTATACATCATGCTTTCCGAATATCTTTTTAATAGCTCTGAGCTTTTCAATATCTTTTTTACCAATAGGTATATGGTGCACAGCATATCCAGACACAACAAAAATAAGAAGAAGAGTTAATCCCAACACTGTCGTTAGCATATCTAAACCAACAGCATCAATAGCTGCGCTACTAGTGTCTATATCGTTCATAATAGGTTGTTCCCTTGTAAACATATTTTATTACTAGCAAACATGATTCTCATACTCGTCAGAATCTTCTTTTTTACTACGTGTTGTCATCTCAATATTTTCATAACTTATAATACATATATAAGGTATAAAAACAAAAACAATTATAGCTATAAACCAAAATAGAACTATACACCAATAAACAGGTTTAAAGGTCGTAATCTTCTCAGGTTTAAATTTAACTATGGCCTCCGCCAATTTCTCGTATTTGTTTATCATAGGATTCTCCTTTAGTTACTACATTAATAATATATTGTTAAAGTTTTTCAATAGCTCGCCTTAACTCCTCTATTGCCGTATCAAGTTCAATTTCTGATAATGTTTGTTTACGTAACTCCTCTAGTAGTAATTCTTCTATATTCTCAGGGGTAATATGAAAACTTTCTAACGGTATTTCTATATCAGTAATATTACTACCATTCGTTAAGCCCTTATCTTTTTCAGATTCAATTTTAAAAGTATAAAACTCATACTTTTTAGTAAAGTCTTCTACGTTCTTACTAAGTCTTGTATCTGAATTTATCTTAAGCCTTATAAAAGAATTCAAAGGTAACTTTCTAACTCCCTTATCTATCTTACTAAAGATATCATCGAGTGAAAGATCAAAACAGTTAATTGTTTTATAGATTTTACTTAAGGTATTTTTTAAAAAACTAAAACGTTTACTACCGTCTTTAAATAATGTAATGTGAACACAACCTTTATCTTCTTCTTCACCATGAGCTAATCTATCAAAACTACCTGGTGCTATGATTCTATCGAAAATACTAGAAGTATGAATATGATTAATAGTAATATAATACTTAACAATGTTAAGATAGCTATTTTCATCATGAGCAGTGACAGTCTTAATAGGTAACTGATAACTAAAGTTACCATGCATAATAGCAATATCAACACTGGTTAAACCTTTTTCAACCAGCAAGGCTTGAACATCTTTAAAAGTATCAGATGCGTCATGTTTATACTCATCAGGAACATACAGTACATCAATATTAAAATCAGACATATGCTCTATATGTAAAGTTTGAATATATTTAAAATCAAGTTCAGTTTTAAGTTTTAAAAATGTCTTTTCTACTAGTCTAAGTTGATTCCAATCATGAGATAAAGTACCTCTTAATATTCTTAACTTTATTTTATGTTTAGAACAAAATATGGCTAAGTTATATAGCCATTCCATAGCAAGTATATAATCAGTACTACTATTGCCTAATAGCTTATCAAACACATCTCCTTCTAAAAAGATAGCATTTGTTTTTAGTATTGTGCTCATATAGGTTTTAAACCATTGGTTAAAACTTTCTATAATATGTTCTGTTGTTGTATTAGTGTGACCAAAATGTATGTCGCCAATCGCTATATAATTAAACAGTTCTTTAGCCATGTCTTTCTCCTTACACTCAGGCAAAATACGTCTATTAAAAAATTATATGACTTATATAAAAAAATATAGTGTCGGGAGGATTAATAATGATATTATATTTAAACGACTGGGTTAATAAACATCCTGGAGCCATAGCCGACTTAAAGACAACTAATGACTCTTTTAAAATGTATGCTGTCAAAATGCACAAGATGGGTATAAAGAACTGTGCCTTTTGTTTAGCATTACATAATCCAGCTCTTCAAGGGGTTGACCCCCATTCAGATGATCTTTCAGTTGAAGAGATTATTCTTATAGTAGATGAGTGTTCTGAGAATCCTTGGTACTTCTTTAGAGAAGTAGTTAGAGTTCCAGCACAAGGTGTTGAAAAAGGTGTTGTGTTAAGAGCTAATCGTGGTAACATTTCATTATACTGGTTATATTTTAATCATGTGACTACATTACTAATACAACCTCGACAAACTGGTAAATCAGTATCAACAGATATTCTTATGGTGTGGTTACTTTCAGTAGGGTCTGTACGCTCTAGCATCAACTTGCTGACCAAAGATGATACTCTGCGAGTCAACAACGTTAAACGTATCAAAGACATCATGAGTGAGCTCCCAGCTATGCTACAGTTGAGATCTAAAACAGATACGAATAACACTGAGAAGATAACGGTTAATTCTAATAATACACAATACATAACATCAGTGGCGCAGAACAATCCTAAATCAGCTTATAATGTTGGACGTGGTATGACATTCCCAACGAACCAAGTAGATGAGATTGCTTATATTAATTATGCCGACATAACCATCCCAGCTATGCTTCCAGCCCAGGGTAAAATGGCGGCCTAAAAACCGCCTGTGCCCCATATAGTGGTGACACTATATAGCAAAAACTTCTAATTGCGGAGAACCCCTTAGAGCCTATTAATACTACTTATAGATCGAAAGATACTATAACACCGTTAGAGTAATGATTCATAACGGGACAGTAAAAACTTAATAGGATTGGGCGACCAACGCAGCGAAGCCCCTAAGTATCATAAGTGATATACGGGATGTGCTCAACGATCAACCAGTTATTGGTGTAGGGCCCAAGTGGGCGGGTATGAAATCCCTTAAATCGAAACGAAGTTTATCTTAAGTAAATATAAGATAAAGATATGATCTATTCGGCGAAAGCCCTTTCAGGATGAGATAGCCTGATCGTCACATGAAAGTGTGAGCTGCACATAGAGGTGCGGATGTGGTCTAACGAACCCATTGAATATTCAAGGCGGCTAGAGACTCTGCTAAAGCAGCTAACGCTCCTTATGGCAATATTTTTACAACAACCCCCGGGTATATTAGTACTGATTCTGGTAAGTTTGCTTATGAAGAATTATACCTTAAAAGTATGCGATGGTCTGAGTTACTTTTTGATGTTGAAGATCTTGAAGCTCTTAAATCTGTTATATGTAAAAATAGCCCTACAGGTGAACTAAGAGTACTATTAGAATATAACCATAGACAATTAGGTTATACCGATGCGTGGTTAAAAGAGAAAATTAGTGAGGCTATGTCAAAAGGTGAGAATGCCGGAGCAGACTTCCTTAACCTATGGGCTAAAGGTTCAGATGTTTCACCTTTATCAAAAGAGGTTATTGAGGATATTCAAAAATCACAATCTAAAGTTGAGTATACCGAACTATCTAAAAGTGGTTATATCACTAACTGGTATGTTTCTGAACAAGAAGTTAAAGCTGGATTACCAACACGTAAACTTATAGTAGGTCTAGATACTTCTGATGCTGTTAATAAAGATGATATTGCTATGATCATAAGAGACGCATCATCAGGTGAGACTATCGCAACAGGTATCTATAATGAAACTAACCTTATCGTATTCTCAGAGTTTATAGGTGACTTGTTAATAAAATACAATAATACTATACTAGTTCCTGAAAGAAGATCTAGTGGTGTTATGATCATTGATAACTTACTACGTATATTACCAATGCACACTATTGATCCGTTTAAACGTATCTTTAACTGGGTTGTTAATGACTGCATGGTAAATAAACAGTATCTTAATGAAGTTGTTAATGTTAGTATGCTACGTAGAGAAAGTAACGTCTATGTCAAATATCGAAGCATGTTTGGATTTGCAACATCTGGGGCAGGTAGACAAGCAAGGGATAAACTTTATGGTGCAGCCTTTATGGCGTCTACTAAGTACACAGGTAACACTGTAAGAGATAACGGATTGATTAATCAGATTATAGGGTTACGATCTAAAAATGGTAGAATAGACCATGCTTCTGATAGCCATGATGATATGGTTGTTGCTTGGTTATTACCATACTGGTTCTTGACAGAGGCTTCTAACAAATCATTCTATGGTTTAAATCCTAATAATACCTTAACAACAGTTAAAGCTACCCAAGTAGAAGAAGCTGGCGGTATGGATGCAGTACGTAAACGTGAAGATCAAATACGTATTCGTACAGAGATAGAAAGACTTGCTAGTGAAATGAAACTTATTAAGCATCTTGGTTTAGTAGCTAAATCTAAAAATAAGATACAGTATCTTTATAACATATTAGACCCATCTTCTTTAGATACTCTTAATATTGATACTCTATTAGAAAAAATAGAATTAGATAAACGTAGAGCTGCTTAAGTTCGGTGAACAGAATAAAAAAAAATAAGGTAACAGAAGAGTAGCGGTTGCTACTCTTCTGTTATTACTTTCTAATTAGCATCTAATTCTTTTCTAATTGCGTTATAGACTTCAATGCCATTTGCAACTTGTTTCTTTATGTAAATCTCTAGATCAATCGCACTATCAAGGTAGACATATTGTTTTGAGACATATTCAAGAACAAAAGTATCTCTCTTTTGTTTCTCGTCTATATCCTCCATGTTTTTTCTAAACTGCTCGAAGGCCATTTTTTCAATAGCCCCCATTTCAGAATGAACCTTAGGTTTATTGCCATTGTCAGGTTTTAGCTCAGCGATAGATTTTATCTCACTTGTTGTTAAAACCTTAGTATCGGATGGTAGTATGAGCGCGCCTACTGTTTTACTTTTCTGATGTGTTTTGGATTCTAATTCATTAATTAGCTGCATCAGGCCATCAGTAACTTTTTTAGTGGCCATCGTATTATCCTTTTTTACTCTACAAGTAGTTTAAAACTACGATCAATATCTTTCGCAAATTGATCTGCAACTTTGAAAGCACCCATGACAGATTCAAGTGTTTGTACTTCGCCTACCCTAAAACGTTTCGTAGAAGGTTTTGATTCTTCACTGGTTTTATAAGTAATATTAAAAGCTTCGATGCTACAAACGGCAATCTTGTCATTTTCCGTAGCACCGTTATAGTGCTGTGTCTTCATATCTAACCTTAAAAACACTTTACCTAAAGTATACTCACCAATAGCGAATCTACCAAGATGTTCTTTTACAGTCTTACCGATACCGGTAAGACACGCCCATGCTTCCTCGGGAGTTTTCAAGTCATATGTTATAATCTCCCCCATAACTTTTAATTCTAACTTCATTTTTTAACCTTTTGTTTATTTTAATTCATAAGTACTTAAATAATGCATAGCATTTTTTCAGTAGGTTCTTTTTCTAACAACTTATAAAGATCATGACGTTCAAAAACCATGTTGTCATAATACCCACCTAGTGAATCTAATGCTTGACTAAGGCAGAGATCGTGTTCTGTCGGATCAATATCCTTATAGAGCACAACTCTTTTAGAAAATTGTGTTTTATCATCAGAAGTTTTAACAGCTGATATAAGATTCTCAAGCATAGTAGCAACTGTGAATGGATTAGCTAATGTTAGATCGGCAACACCGATACTGTATTTAGCCCCTACCAATAACCAGTCAAGTTGTCCTATTCTGCAGCATCTACCAGTATATTCATTACTAACATAACCAGGGCATTCTAACATCGTTACATGATTTTGAATATCTGCTTCTTGTAAATTTTGAAATACCTCTAACGGTTTCTTAACAAAATCCATATTGTTAGTTACGAAAGCAATATTGTTAATGATGTCTGTGTATTTTAGCACATAATGAATATAAGCTGGTATACTTGTATTCAATACACCTCTTCTGCCTAACCTAAGAGTATCGTAGCCCTTAATCAAAAGTGCGAGATGTAAAACATCTTCACAGGTTGGTACATTAAAGTTATTTACTTCTCTAAAATAGTACCATGGATTCTCAGAACATTCTGAAACAATTTCTGCAGAGAACTCATCATCATAATGAGGAATACCCTCTATATCACAATTAGCTATTTTGTGTATGAAGTCAGTATTGACATTTAAGGTTTTAGCCGTCTTTAAGAAATCTGTAACATTAGTACCGTATTTTGTAAACATAGGATTATCCTTTAAATTAAAAAAATCTTACCATATCTAGCATAGCCTGTGTGGCGTATAGTGTCAACGATAGTCTGGTTAGTTACTTGTGAGTAGTACCCGTTAGGAAATAGATTCTTAAGAATACCATACACTGACGCTGGTCGTTTTTCAGTATCGTAGTAATTTAATAAAACCATGATATAGACCATTATGTCGTTAGGAGAATTAAGGTCTAATAGCATAGCAGGAAGAAAAGCTGAAGAGCTTACCTTATGGATAACTTTCATTTTTCTTAGTTTATAATAAAATACTTTTTCAAGATCGCCTATACCATAAAGTTGGTTATAGGTGTTTAGTATTTTATCGACATATTCTGTTGGTAGTTTTTCTACTTTCTTAGCCATCAAAACATCGTAAGGCCTATAGCTTATATTAATTGTGTTATCAATTAGTATGTTATTTATAGTGGTACCTCTTATATGTTTCTTTTGCATGTTAGCTTCTTATACATGAGACATCTCCTTGAATTTTATAAATGTAACTTAACTAGTAAACTAGTTATAGGTTATTAGTTTAACTCACAATTACTAACGTACTTGTTCGTTATTAATTAAATAATATGTTCTTAAACGAAACTAGATACTAACACAGACCTAATAGGTCTGTGTTAGTACTATTTTAAAATCTAACCCCTGTTCCTATAAAAGTCACAGGAATATAAAATTTTAAATTCACATCATCCAACACTTTTTCAGTAGTTATGAATGGCCTGTTCACGGTAACAGTATTAAAAACGCTGTACGCTTCTGCAATAAGACCACCATAATAGTGTTTTAGATATCGTACCAAATTTAAAACAGCATCTACGCAGATATTACCATTTGTATAAGAGTACTCTACAACACGATGTCCAGCTTTATAAAATACTAGACTCATGAACTCACGAGTGTTAGTACTATAATCATCGCCAAACTCTAATTTCATCATAGTGCCATCTCTACCAATATTCTCTAGGTTAAGATTACAGAAAATATCGGGTATGGTCGTACCAAAATCTTTATCACCTTGTTGCCTTACTGAATTTTGTTTACTAATATAGTCTAAACCATATCTCGTCAGGATATTTCCGACGTGCATAGCAATACTATCATAATACTTTAACAATTCAGCAGTCTCTTTTTTAGAACTCTTCTTAACAGCAGTACCATTTTCTAAAACATCTATACGTTTTTGTAGCGTATCGACCTTAGAAACTAGAGTATCGTAATTAGCAGCTAAATTTCGAAAGTTATCAGAAGTGCCCCTTAATGATTTTTCCATCTGTACGAATAATTCCATACGCTTTGCTTCTAGAATATCATACATCTTACCGCCAGACGTATTAGCACATTTAAATCGATCGAATACCTGTTTATCTTCAGCTTTATAATCAGGATACTGCTTACCAATATTATAAAAACCTCCAAAATTAAAACCAGGATTACCATATACTGGTGGCATATCGGGATAGCCAGTAGAAACAAACCCGTTTTTATCCGCTGTCGGCATAAATCCAGTAGATCCATCTGAGGTAGTTTGCTGTGTTTCAGTAAACAAATTTAACGCAAACTTCGCAACACCGATATTTGGCATATCAATGATGTAGTTTTTAGGAAATAACACAAGATGCTGTAAACGTTTTGAACTGGCACGACTTATTCGCGGTAGGTTTACACATTGTACGGTGGTGGCATATCGAAATAGCTGTTTATTTTCGCCATCAACAACATTAATAGCAATAGCCATATCTATAATCCTAAACATATCAGTATGACTGGCTTCCTTTAATAAATTTAGAATCCTAATCTGAGCTACTGCTACCTTATAAGATGCACAGCTTTCTTTTCCGCTTTCAGCAATTTCACGCATCAGTGTTAAAACATCACTTAGTGTATCAGCAACACTTTCGGCATCACCGTCCAAGTTTTTTAGCAGTGGAATAACATTGTTTTCAACGCGCCTTTTAACGTCATCCCTAATTATAGAAACTTTTTCAGTCTCATGATTCAGCACATTTCCTGAAGTAGGGTTAGCGGTATTTTCCATACTTTTCTCTCCTTCTTTTTTAGGTTGTTTTCTTTCAGCTAAAGATTCAGCCAACGTTTTAGCAATTTCTTTTGACGAATTACACATACGGTTAGCCTGACACAAATAAATATTGTGCTTAGGCAAAACATTTGAGTGGATACAATACTCATTAATCCTAATCTGTTTTGTAAAAGGGTGCTCGTATATAAGTTCACACTGATGTATGACGTTAGGATCACCAATCATGTACTTAATAGACTTAAGATCTACTATAGAACTATTCGCATTGACTTTGTCTACAATTAGAACCATCACTGGCAGACGATTATATTCGGCAACAACACTGTCACCAATTATTCCACTAAATGCTGTATAAAGTGTATCTAAAGAGTGTGTTGTAAAGCTTCCATCGTCACTAACACTATCATCAAGAAGCACTGATATCGCTTCTGTTATAGCTTTTAGTGTTGTAACAACATTTTCTTCATCACCTGTTTTCTTCCAGTCGCTAATTTCAGCTATACCGGTAAGTTCTTTAAATGTCGTCGCTACAGGCTCTTTAGTAATATGGATTAAGTCACTAAGAGTCGCTATACCTTTTACAAGAAGATCGTTATAAAGGTCACGAATACTTTCTGAATCTTCTAAACTTATTGTTGCTAAATGTAGCCTGTAGGATCCATTGGCAATATCTAAGTATAAATCTGTGTAGGGTACCTTGTATGATCTTTGTTTATCAATATCAACTGCTAATGAGACAGTATCCTTAAACACACAACTTGCCAACAGGCACATATACCCATCGCTAGCCAATTTCGATGCAGCCGCCGGATGATATGATCTCCCTCCAAAATAGTCCTTAAGAATTTTCATCGTCGAATTCGTAGGACAAAGTTGAAAGCCATATTTGCCGCCGAAGTAGTATCTGTAAATTAAATAAAGACCTTTTACATTTGCTTTAATACTATCTGGTAAAGCACCGCATTCAATACCAAATGATCTTTTATCAAATGCGACATTATTTATAACAATTTCCGCATTAATAATTTTTGAAACATAGTCTATAAGCAAAGTAAAATCATGCATCGTGGTGTCGGTATTTGTTATCACTATTTTTTCATTTAGAATAACAGCAATCTCAAGTTCCTCACTTGTAAGTGTGCCTACATTCTCACCTTTAAGGTAAAAACGTATACTGATAGTGTTAGGGTTACCTCTATCAGCATTTGTACCGATCTTATCTATGATAGTTTGTATCTTAGATTTACTATCGGTAGTGGTTGATTCTTCAACTTTCTTAGCTATCTCATTTTCATTTTGCAAGATAATGAGATCTATACCGCCCATTTCCTCAAAGCCGCTAATACTATCGTCACTTACATCTCCTAAAAATAAATGTTTGCCGCACGGTGTCTTCCAAGATAATCTGTGAATCGCACTATATTCTAAATGTGAGGCCTCTAATTTTATAGGTTCTTTAAGGCTATAGAAATCTTTCACAGCGTTTATCCTGCAGAATAGCATATTAATGTCATCACCTGCAATTGATGAGCGTACAGCGGCGTCTTCAATATCTTCTTTTAAAGCAGATAGTATGATAAAATACCCGAGAACATCATCCAGCATATCTCGTTCTTTAAGCGATTCCGTGTCTACCGGTTCATGTGCGCTAGATTCAGTTGCGTTGTATAGCACAGAATTAATATAAGTACTTATACCCGTATACTGACTGCTCACTTTTATGACATCGATATTTATGAGATCACTAATCTCTCGCGGTTTCATACTGTAGGGTACTCTTTTAGATCTTCCTACTTTAATACCAACAGCCCACATTTTACCTAAATCTTCTAAAGATTCCATAGGTATAGGTTTTATGGATATGGCTATTTTTTTAGAGCCAATACTGGCGCCACTGGCTAATTGCTCTCTCATTTTTTCAATAATGCTTTTCATAGGAATTCCTTTTAATTTTTAATAACATGTTTGATAACAACTACCTCAGACATTGTATCATGCTTATCAGTTACATTATCACCACTATTACCCGTACTACAAAGTATTTCTAAAAACACAGCTATAGCAACCATAGTGATTATAACTAGTATTACTAGGGTACGCATCTTTTAGTCTAGTAATGGTGTGCCACTAGATGAATGTGATTTGTACATATCCCCTGTATATATAGATACGTATCCTCGTGACAATGTGTTGTACTCGTCCATCTCGTATGCAGTTATAACTGTTATAGGTGGGAAGAATAAATTCATAACATGGATACACTCATTAACATTAATAATCAATTTATCGTATCCAGCAATTGGACCATTTACACACCAGCGCACGATGATTAGATCTCCATCAAACCCTTCCACTACGTCATGATGTAACGGACTTGTTGTGTTTGTTTTACTATCATACAGCGTAAGACTGAAACTTTCAACTTTAGAACATTCATGCTTTTTAACAAGTCTAAAAAGCATGAAGATTTTACCTTTGATTTTAACATACCCAGCCTCCCTAGCAACATTTGTTGTAATCACAAACACTCCTATATCAGGTGTTATATCAATCATCTCTTTCATAATATTCTCCCACTGCGTTTATTTTTTAAATGCTCTTTAGCATAATGAAATACAGCACCAATTACTATAAAGAGCGTAAAGGCTAATGACACTATAAATATCATTAACAGTATAACAGGATTAACTACAGTGTATGCTATAGCTAAAACGGACATTATGATAGTGATAAACATACCATAATTCAAAAATACGATATATTTAAACCCATAAGGCGCTGAGTTGAAACAACTGTAAAAACTACCGCTGTTTAAAAGAAACACGATTAGCGTTAAAAGTGATAATAAATTCATAACGTCAAAACTATCAGCTAGTTTAGCTAATAGAGTTAATGTTGAAAAACCTAACATAAAAACTATGTTAATTGTTAGCATCAAGCCAACTTGAAACTCATTTGACCTTTTAGACTCATTCATAGGATACTCCTTAATTTTTATAATTTTATTACCACGTAAACTTTATGCTCTCAGCAACTGATTTTGACATGATGATCTCTGCTATAAGTTTACAAATCAACGCTTCATATTCAGGATTAGCTAGAAATATTTGATATGATGTTTCTCTAGGAGAAACTTCAGCATCGACAGTTAACTTATTTGTACTTAAAAAGACTTTTAACGGTAGATAAGCACTACTGATCTTTTCATGTTGTTTAGTTGTCTCCAACCTGTCCATAATGATGTTAACAACTATATCGCCATAGACTTCATTGTTAACATCAGCAATAGTAATAGTCTCACCATCGAACAATGAAAGTATTCTTTTAGAAAGCTCGTATTGTGTTGTAAGTCTATCCATTACTATTTTGATACAGTCCATTCTGTTATTTTGTGTTAATAACGAGTTACCTGTAATAGTATTAATCATATTTGAAATATGAAAACTAATCTCATTTGCTAGATCATTTCCGCGTAAACTCTTATCTGCAGGGTTTGTAAATAGTCTAGCATTTACAACATTAAACATTCTTTCATAGAGTGCGTAATCCATTTTATTCTCCTCATTTTCTTTATATAGCTTT